ATAAACTATGTCTATTAATCATTTAATATTGATTTGTTTGTTATTATGTACCGCACAAGATAGCTCGTGCGTAGAAACTGCCCAAGTTCAATTTGTTGAGTTTGGATCAAATTACAAGGTATATCCATATACCGAGAACAAAGTTAATCACTTTGTTTATTGGGATGGACAGTGCGTCTTAGACAAATTTCCGATTGTATCGTCGAGATCTGTCTTAGGATTGCCTACTTGTTGTTTATCCGATTCTACAGAAGCGTTGACTACCCTTCAGTGGTTTCGTGTATTTACATCATGTAACGTTGAGAATAATCATCTCCGTAACAATGTTCATGTCACGAATTCTGCTGGTATTGATACTGCTTTTGCTGATGATCACATTTTGAATATCCAATCAGTTGATGACTACTTAAAACGTGTGTCCGACAAAATTGTTGATGGTTTGGTTAATGCTATCCCGGTTAATTTCGTTACGAATGCGACGTATTTTATAATATGTGTGTTCGTTTTTATTTTAACTGTGTTTGTAATTGTTTTAATCTGTTATTTGTTCAAGTATTTGATCAAATGTCTACGATTTTTACATTGTAAATGTCCCCAAATCTTTTCACGATTACCATATGATCGAGTTAGACTAAGTTCCTTTAAGTTAAAGCCTAAAGTTGAGCGTGTCGTCTCTCCTATTGGTTATGACGAAAATGGTCCGTATGTCTCATATAAAAATTTGAGAATTTATACACAACGTCCTACTGAGTTGCAAGAGATTGCACCTCTAGCATCTGCTCCGATTTATCCTGTTCTTAATAAGGAAACTGCTTTGTCTGTTTCGACTTTTTATGATTCAGTTTTGCCTTCTTTTGTTGGCTTGATTACAGTCGGTGAAAATGCCGTTGGTATGTTTTCACGAATTAATTATAATGGTATTGATTGCTTTATGACTGCTTTTCATGTTATGGCTTCTCACAAGTTAGCCATTATGAAATTGTCTAAAGACGATCTATCTTATGAAGTTGATGGTTTATGGCCCGTTTTAGCTTATAGTTCTGAAAATGATTTGGATTACATAATTATTGAAGTTCCTAGTAAAGTCTTTAGCAAATTGAAAATGAAAGTTGGAAAATTTGCTTCAAATATACCTATGAAAGCCAGCATATCAGCTTTTGGAGTTGATGGTGATGTTGTTAAGCGCACATCAGGTTTCATGGATATTGCTCCACAAGGAAAATTTCGAATTCGATATGGTGCTAGTACCTTACCTTCGTGGTCAGGCACTCCTATTTTGGGTCGTAATAATGTAATAATGGGTATTCACACTACAGGTGGTCCGACTTATAATTTAGGTTCTCTACTCCCTTTTGCAGTTGTTAAAGCTGTTAAAGTTGTTGAGACTGAACTGGTAAAAGAAAGTCCCGCTTTTGGTTCAATGTATGATCAGGACATTTGGGATGAGGCTCGTGATAACAGATATCAACGTCGACTGGATCGATTTGAGGACGAACGTGAAGAAGAAGATCGCATTTATGCGCAATTCGAAGATAGCGTTCATTTTGTTGATTCCAGTGATCGTTCTTATATTGATAAAGGTTTGTCCTTCCGAGGAAAAACTTTTGTGAATAAACCGATTGTTAAAGCTCGTCATGGACATGTTTTGGAACCCACTTTACGTAATTGGGCCGAGATAGTTGATGAGTTTTATCCGCTTGATGATATGGAAACAGTTCAGATTTGTGCTCATTGTAATTATGCTCAAAAGAAATCTCGTCATTGTAAAAGTTGTGGCTGGTTGTTTGCTCCTTTACCGGAAAAACCAACTGTTGTACCTAATGGCTCGATGATTGATTATGCAGATTATCAAATTGGATTGGAAAAATTCAAGAAAGAATATATTTCAGCCGTTAAGGATGAAATTGTTTTGGCACAAAAATCCGCTTTACAAAATTTACCAAGTTTGGTTTCAGACCAAATTTTAAAGAAAATTGACTTTACTGCTATTGCTATAGCTAAAGGAAATATTCTAAATGATCAATACTCTTCGTCGAAAGATTTTAGACATGATAGAGAATTGATTCCTAATTTAAAATTTGATCCCGAAATTGTTAAAGAGCTTCCACAAGCTGCCCAAAAGGCTGTTAAACGGTATCCACAGTTATTAAAAGAAACTACAACCCAATCCACTACTGTTACTACGGATGATGCTTTGTTAAGTGCTAAGATCGCGCAAGCGGTCCAGGCTGCAATTAAAGCAAATTCCCAGGTTCCTTTAAACTCCAAATCCCCCGTAATTGGGGGCAATATTCCTGGACAACCCAAGAAATCGGCTGTAAAGTCGGATCTTCCGATTGTACCTTCCGAGAAACCAAAAAGAAAGAGGTCTCGAAAGAATGGAAAGAATTCAGCGCTCTCTGTCCCGAAGCCGCCAGTTACGACTGGCCCAATCGTGGCGCCGAAGCCGAATTAAAGAGTTTATTGGTTCAAAGTTCTAAGTGGATTGAAGGAAATCTACCGGATTCTGATTTGTTAGAGAAAGTTACCGTTGACCTCCTTAAGGAGTGTAAATGTGACAATTTCAATAACAGGTGGGTAGTCCCTGAAGTATTTAGTCCTGAATTTGATTTTAGACCTGAAAAGGTTAAAGATCATATTCGTAAACTTATTCCCTATGTCAAAGTTGATGCATCACCCGGTGTTCCTTTGAGTAATATTGCTCCTACAAATGGTCAAGTGATTGATCATTTGGGAGAGCAGTTGGTTGATATGGTTTATGAACGAATTCATAGTTTGTGCTTTTGTCCGAATTTTGTTGATTGTCGTCCGACATCTCTTGACTTGGTTGAACATGGTCTTTGTGATCCTGTTCGGCTCTTCATAAAGAATGAGCCTCATACTAAAGCTAAGATTGAGGAAGGTCGACTTCGTTTGATTATGTCGGTTTCTTTAGTTGATAAAATTATAGAAGCTTTCTTCAGTAATCATATGAATAAATCCGAAATCGCACATTGGTATCAATTACCTTTTAAACCAGGTATGGGCTTCACACTAGAGGATCATCAACGTATTTATCAAAGATTGAAATCATTTGGGTTTGAAAACTTAGCTTCGGCTGATGTTTCAGGCTGGGATCAGTCAGTTAAGGAATGGATGTTGATATGGGATGTTGAGTTTCGTTTACGAGCTCAGCAGCCTATCGCTGGATGCTTTGAGAGAGGTTTTCGCAATAGAGCTTATGTTCTTGCGAATTCTGTATTTCAGTTATCCAATGGCGATTTGTATTCACATCCTCCCGGAATTCAATGTTCTGGGAGTAATAACACTTCTTCTACTAATTCACATATGCGTTCGATGTTGGCCCGTTTAGTTGGGTCAACTCACGCCGATTCAAATGGTGACGATTGTATTGAAACAATTGTAGACGATGCAATCCAGAAATACATGTATTATGGATTCCGTTGTAAAATGTATGACAAAATTGAGACAAGTTTTGAGTTCTGCTCGCACATGTATTCTGAAAAGGGTGCATATGCTCTTAATATAATTAAGGAAACTATGAATCTTTTGCATCATCATCACGCTTCTCCAGAGGAGTTGCGAGACTACACTTTGCAATACGAAGAAGATTTGGCCTTTAACCCTGATTTTCCCAGTGTTTTAAACCTGTTGAAAGGCATGGGGTGGTATGCCAAATTAAATTGTTAGGAACACCTTCCCGAACCTTCTCACGAATCAGAAATGCCAAAAACTACTACAGTAACTACTACTGTTAATAAAAAGAACTCGAATAATCGAGCTCAACCTCAAAAACCACGTACAGCTGGTAAACCAGCTGCACCTAAGCGACGACGTAGACAGCGTACACGAAAAGCAAAAGCTTTTGGTGCTCCGTCTTATCGTCCTCTTGCAAACATTCAAGCTGACTTAATGCAGGGTCTTCCATCTAGAAATAGAGGGTTAAACCATGCAAAGTCTTACTTAAGTTGTCGAATGAATCCTTTTAATGCTACTAATGCACAAGGAATCCCCGATGGTAGTAATGCTCAATATTTACCTATTGACAACTTGATGTTTGATGATATTTCCTGTGTTACTAACTCAGGTTTTCTCATTCAGACGATTCCTACACTCCCTGTATCAGCAATGATTAAGGGACTTGGAGCGCCTGGCATTAACGACATCAACATTAATGGAGTTCCATACTCCAATTCTGGTATGTCGTCTTCAGGTAATAGCGCAGGATTCTATCCTATTTCTATTTTAAACAATTTCAAGAACCAGACAATTCAACCAGGATTGGCTTTTCTTGATCCCTATAACTCAACTACTGCTCGACTTGTTTCGTGTGGTTATCGATTGGTCTATACTGGTCAATCTCAATCCTGTTCAGGAACAGTAACTGTGAGTCATAATAGTGTTGCTTTTAAGGAGTCTGGTGAGATTTCATCTCCCGGACCTTTAATTACAGCTAACAATATAACGGGTGTTAATTTAGATCCCTCTATATCAGTTATTTCACAAGCCGTCGTGGGTTCAACTATTCTAAACGCCGATTTTAATCTGATTGGTAATGTTTATACCAAGGACTCGGTCATATTTCGACCTGAGCAAGGGTTAATGATATTGCCACGTCATAGATCCAAGGATTTCAAGATTATACCCACAACAGATGTTCCGTATTTTGCCACTGGCAATATGTCGTTGACTCCATCTGTAGGTACAAGTCTTCCGTCCTTATATACTTCTCCGAATTTAGGCATTACAGCTGGCACATCAAGCATGGTCGCACCTATATGGTATGATAATGATTGGTCTGGCATGCAAGTTACTGTAACTGGCATGCAAGTTGGTGCTACTTTTCGTTGGGAAGCGGTCTGGTGTATGGAATGGGTACCTTCTGCATCTAGTGCTTATTCTGCGTTCACTCGTAAAGAATCTCCACTTGATCTTAAGCAAATTGATGTTGCGCAGAAAATGGTTAATTCAGCACCTGCTGGAGAACCACATTTTCTGTGAGCACAAAGCCCGGTGCTCCCTTTCGGCCTTCTGTTGAATCTGTCCAAGACTCCGGAAAATTGGCTGGCGCTGTTATAGGCGTCGCCTCACTGATTGGGCTCTTTGCTGGTGCAATTGGCTCTCGAGGAACGACTTCTTTTGGTTCAGATTATTTATTGTAATTGTTTTTGTCCATGACTTCTAGGATAGACTAGAGTGAGATTACACGTTAATCCGCA